TATTTAGAAGACAACGTTCTGCAGAAACAGTGCTCATCGAACAATACAATCACAGACCAGACTTTATATTACTGACTGACATCTATGCAAAACCTTGGATCAGAGATTACACACTTGCAGTGTCAAAAGTGATGCTTGGTGAAGCAAGAGGTAAGTTCAATACAATAGCAGGACCACAAGGTGGAACAACACTAAACGGTGATGCTTTGAAAAACGAAGGCCAGGCCGAAATGGACAGGCTTGAATTAGAAATTGGTAATTATTCAGAAGGTGGCACACCGCACAGTTTTGTTATTGGTTAATTTAGCCTAAATTACATTTAAATACCAACATCATGAAAGACTCCAATTATAAAAATTATTCTGATCTAACCTTAGACGAGCTCGAAGCATTAGTTCAAGAACTGGAAAACATGAGTATTGTTGCACTCAAAAAAAAAAAGAAAGATCTAAGACTTTCCATATTGAAATCTGTTAAAAGTGTAATTAAAGAGATTGAAAAAAGATTAAAAAAATAGTATAATGTATCTATGCTTATAGGTATTGTAGGATTAATAGGTTCTGGTAAAGACACTGTCGCTGAACATCTCGTAGAGCACTACGGATACAAAAGAGATAGTTTTGCCAAAAGCCTCAAGGACGCTGTTTCGGCCATGTTCAATTGGGATAGAGAAATGCTAGAAGGTAGCACCGACTCAAGCAGGCACTGGAGAGAACAACCAGATAAATTTTGGAGTGAAAAATTTGGGAAGCCTGTGACGCCTAGATGGGTGCTACAATATTTCGGCACTGAAGTCATGCGTGGACATATGTATGACGCAATATGGGTAGACAGTTGCATAGGAAGGTACAAAGGACAAAACACAGTGATTTCAGATACTAGATTTCCTAATGAAGTCAAGCGTATCAGAGAGCATGGTGGAAAAATAATTCTAGTAAAAAGAGGTCCAGATCCCGAATGGTTTACAAACTATTTAGAAGGCAACATTGAACCAAAGGACATACATTCTTCTGAATATGCGTGGGCAAAAGAAGAGTTTGATTATGTGATAAAAAATGATGGTTCAAAACAGGAACTGTTTGATAATCTAAACAAATTACTCGTCAGCAACAAGATCTCCAGCTCTCCAACCAAGTCTACGGACACTTCCCAAACGTTGGCAATTGGCGCAAACAGTTTTTAAATTTGTAGGTGCTACATTCCTGAGATTCCCATCAATAAAAAGTACATCCAATTGACTTGTTTGCTGAGCTCTAAATCCACACAATTCACACTTCTTACGTTTTTTGTATCCCGAACGCTGTAAAGCAGTCACACCCCCAACACGTTTTCCTGCTTTCTTCCTTATGCAAGTGTCACATTGGCTACGCCAATATACCTTATCTCCTCGCCTATAGGCATATGCCCTAGGCTTAGACTTACAAACCTTGCACAATGGTCTATCATTGTAGTACATGCGTGTATTTACGTCGCCTATATAGGTACCTCGAAAATGGTAAATTTTGTCGTAAAAACCGTATGATTGAATAAATAACTCTAGTATATACGTAACTTGCAAGGAGAATACGAAAAATGGCATTAACATCACCAGGAGTAGAGGTTTCAGTAATAAACGAAAGTTTTTACGTACCATCAGATGCGGGTACTACACCTCTTTTCATAGTAGCATCATCACAGGATAAATCAAACGGCGCAGGATCTGGCACAGCAACAGGAACTACAACTGCAAACGCCAACACTGCTTACTTGATTTCTTCACAAAGAGAATTAACAGAAACTTTCGGTGATCCGAAATTTTACACAGACGCTTCAGGAAATTCATTGAACGGTTATGAATTGAACGAATATGGTTTACAGGCGGCATACTCATTTTTGGGAATTGCCAACAGAGCGTTTGTACTAAGAGCAAACTTAGACACAGCAGAATTGGTCGGAAGTGCAAATGCACCAACGGCAAGACCTACAGATGGCACTTACTGGTTTGACCTTGCATCAAGCAGTTATGGTATATTTGAATGGTCACAAACTGATCAAAAATTTACAGCAATAACGCCAATCCTTATAACATCAGTTACAGACTTGGTAGCAAACAGTTCAACTGGTGTTCCAAAAACATCAGTAGGATCACAAGGTGATTATGCAATCAACACAACTCATGTTAGCAACAAGATTTACAAAAAATCTTCTGCAAACGCATGGGTGCATGTAGGTTCAAGTGCATGGCACTTAACTTTACCTGTTAAGTCAGTTGCATCAGGTACTACAGTTACTGGCTCTGCAACAATGCAGATTAATGGTATACAAGTACAGACAGGCGGTACAGCACTTTCAGATGTAAACACTGCTATCAACAATGCCAACATTGCTGGTGTTACTTCAAGTGTAAACAGTACAACTGGAAACTTAGAAATATTCCACAATGGTTTGGCTTTTGGTGATTCTTCAGCAGGCTTCAACACAATTAGATTTGAAGAAGGCAGTGGTCTACTTGCAGAACTTAGTATAACAGCAGGCACAAACAATGGACCTAAATTTTTACAAGCGGCACACACATCAAGACCTACTTGGAAAACAGCAGACGAGGACAGACCAACTGGTTCAGTTTGGTTCAAAACAACGTCAGCAAACTCAGGTGCTAACATAAGTGCAAAACTTTACAGTTCAGCAAGTGGAAGTTTCTCAAGCGTGAGTTCACCACTACATGCAACACACCATCAGGCATTATTCAAATTAGATCCTGCTAACGGTGGTTTAGGTTTAAGCACAGGAGCACTTTACACACAATTTAACATCACTGAACAATCTGTTGACGGACAATCGGACACTACACCAAACGTGGGTGACTTCCAATTGTTTAGATACGAAGGTGGAACAACAGTAATAAGTTCAAAAACTACGTTCCCAAGTTTCACAGCAAACGAAACTTTCACTGTAAGAGAATCACTTAAAAATCAAGAAGCACTAGACACTGCTAAAACGGTGACTATGGTCTCTGGAGATGGTTCTACTTTAGGTGATGCAGACGATTTTGTAACGGCTTTCACAACTGCTGGATTCACAAACTTGGTTGCAGAAGTAATAAGTTCAGGTGAACACAAAGGTGCCATCAAGATTACACACAAATTAGGTGGCGAGTTCAGAATGAACAACACATCAGGTACTCCACTTGACGATGCAGGTTTTGGCACAGGTGCCGCTCATGCATACGGTGGTTTCACTGCAAACAGCACTACACTAGTTGATAACTTATATGTTGCACCAACAGGTGACTCTGAAGATTCAACAGTAGGTAATGAAGTTATCGGTTCAAACTGGAAGCGTCTAAGTTACACAGCATCAACAAGCGAACCAACTAATGAGCCAGATGATGGAACATTATGGTACAGCACTAGCATTGACGAAGCAGACATCATGGCACACAACGGTACAACTTTTGTTGGTTATGCAACTGCTTACTCAACAACAGATCCAAATGGTCCACAGCATTCTGCAACAGCACCGTCTACACAATCAGATGGTACGCCACTTGTGACTAACGACTTATGGATTGATACTTCAGACTTAGAAAACTATCCAAAACTTTACAAATACAACACAGCGGCAACTTTGAGTTCTACAAACACAGCGAACCAAGTTGCAGTTACTACGTCGGGTGCGGCTTGGGAACTTGTTGACAAGACAGACCAAACAACAGAAGACGGTATTGTATTTGCAGACGCAAGATGGCAGACAACAACTGAGGCACAGGCTGACGGCGACGAAGGCGCAGGCACACCATCTTCAATCAAAGACTTATTGACAAACGGACACTTAGATCCTGATGCTCCAGACCCAAGTTTATTCCCACAAGGTATAATGTTATGGAACACAAGAAGAAGTGGTTACAATGTCAAAGAATACAAAAACGATTACATAACAACTGCAAAATATCCAGGAAGTGGATCAAGCGGTTTAGGTAACCCAAGAATGAGTAATGAATCTGTTTCAGGATACTATCCAGACAGATGGGTGACTAAGTCAAGCAACAATGCAGACGGTTCTGGAACTTTTGGTAGAAAAGCACAAAGAAAAGTAATTGTTGAACAACTAAAATCTGAGATCGACACTAACCAAGCAATAAGAGAAGACCAAAGAGGCTACAATGTTATTGCTACACCTGGTTATCCAGAGTTGATTCCAAACATGATTAACCTAAACACAGACAGGAACAGCACAGCGTTTGTAGTAGGAGACACTCCATTCAGACTAGAAGGAACTTCAACTTCAATACAAAATTGGGCCAACAACTCAGCAGGTGCAACAGAAACTGGTGAAGATGGTTTATTAAGTTCAAGCGATTACCTAGGCGTGTTTTATCCATCAGGACAGACTACAGACAATGGAGGTAAAACTATTGTTGTACCACCATCACACATGATGTTGAGAACACTTGCGAACAACGACAACGTTGCTTTCCCATGGTTTGCTCCAGCAGGAACTAGAAGAGGTGTTGTTGACAATGCTTCGTCTGTTGGTTACATAGACGCATCAACTGGTGAATTTGAAACAATATCTGTAACGGAGTCAGTGAGAGATTCAATGCATGAAGTTAAAATAAACCCAATTACGTTCTTCTCAGGAGCAGGAATTGTCAACTTTGGTAACTTAACAAAGACATCGGCAAGTTCAGCACTAGACAGAATAAACGTATCGAGATTAGCAGTGTATCTAAGAAACCAATTAGATGCTATTGCTAAACCTTTCATCTTTGAACCAAATGATGAATTAACAAGAAATGAGATCAAACAAGCAGTTGAATCATTCTTGCTAGAACTTGTTGGTCAAAGAGGATTGTTTGACTTCTTAGTTGTGTGTGATGACACAAACAACACACCTACAAGGATTGATAGAAATGAACTTTATGTAGATATTGCAATCGAACCAGTGAAATCGGTTGAATTTATATACATACCGTTGAGAATAAAAAACACAGGAGAGATTGCAAATTTAGGGAACTAATTTTGGAATAAATAGATAGGAGAAACAAATGGCAATATCAACTTTATCAAAATTCACAGTACCTTTAAGTAACGATCAGAGTTCAGCATCACAAGGCTTATTGATGCCAAAACTACAATATCGTTTTAGAGCGATCCTGGAGAATTTTGGAGTATCAACACCAAGATCAGAACTAACAAAACAAGTTATAGACATCACAAGACCTAACTTGACTTTTGATAACGTAACACTAGATGTGTACAACTCAAAAGTTTACGTTGCAGGTAAACACACTTGGGATCCAATCACAATCACTTTAAGAGATGATGTTAACAACTCAGTAACAAAACTTGTTGGTGAACAAATTCAGAAACAATTTGATTTCTTTGAACAAAGTTCAGCGGCGTCAGGTATTGATTACAAATTCACAACTAGAATCGAAATGCTTGATGGTGGTAACGGAGCAAGTGCACCGACTGTTTTAGAAACTTTCGAACTATATGGTGCATATGTTGAGAACGTTAACTACAACACATTGGCATACGCAACTTCAGATCCAGCAACTATCACGATGTCAGTAAGATACGACAATGCGATACAGACTCCACAAGGAACAGGAATCGGATCAGCAGTGGCTAGAACACTTGGTACTTTAAGTACTGGTGGTGGACAGTAATAAAAAAAATTAAGTTAGCAATTATAAGCAAAAAAGCGTCTTTATAGGCGCTTTTTTTGTGACTATAAATAACAGTATGCCAAAAATAAACGACTATCTACAAGGATTCCAAAACAGTCTTCCTGGGATGAAAGACTTTAGACACGCATCCAGGTTATACATAGATGATCTATACAAACTTTTGCCCAAGCAAAAGTTCATGTACTATGTCAGTTTTGACACAGACGAAACCCTATTTGCAGATGGCCAATTCACAAGTAACGAAAGATATCAACTTAATGCTTTGGTAAAGGCATGTGAATTACCTAAGTACGACATGAGCCTAGAAGAAAAAGTTCAGTACAATAAAAAAATGTACACTCCAACTAGGATAGTTTATTCACCAGTCAACATTACTTTTCATGACGACATGGCAGACACCACAAACGCTTTCTGGAAGAAATACTACAACTATCATATTGCAGACGAAAACTCTGTTGGTCCGGATGCTAATGGATTTGCCACAAGAGACACAGCATATAGTCCAGTGGATCGAGGACGATTTAAAAATTTTGGTTTAGACACGTATAGACAAAGGAAACAACCTTATCTTAGAGGCGTTCAAATATTTGTTCTACACAAACAAAGATTCACATCGATGGCCCTTGTAAATCCAATAGTGGGATCTTTCAGCCATGGTGATCTTGATCAAACAGACGGACAGGGTTTACTTTCAAACACTATGCAAATTTTTTATGAATCTGTAATCTACAGTGCAGGTACCATGACACCAGTCAAAGGAAAAGGATTCGCAAAGGTCAATTACGACAATGAGCCTTCACCCCTTACTGTGTTGGGCGGCGGAACTAATTCCATTTTTGGGCCTGGAGGTGTTGTGGATGGCATAGGTTCAGTATTCAAAAATGTTCGAAACGGCAACATACTAGGTGCAATCCTAGGTGCATCAAACACCTACAACAACGCAAAAAAAATTAAGAAAAAAGATGCCAAAGAAGAACTGAAGGGTATTG